ACCCACAATATCATTTCCTTCCCAGTGAAGGTCAGTGATTTTGTGCGAAACTTTATCAAGGTTTACTGTTGGTCCTTCTGGATGATTTAACTCTCCAACAGCTCTCCCTGTTTTAACTTGTTCGGTCACATATTTTTCTACAGCATTTTCCATAATGCTCTTTTCATATATACGACCATTTCTATTCTTTTGATTTGACTGCATGAAAACACCAGAGATAACATATGACTTTTCGCCACCTCTCTTTTGCTCTGCAATAACTTCTAAATCGTTTTCAACATATTCTGTTATTAATTTCATATTTACAGTCCTAATAGACGTTTTTGACCTTATTGGTCTTCGTCATTAATTTTTCTTTTACCAATTTCTGATGCAATATTTATTTTTTCTGCATCTAATGCACTGGTCATTTTAACAGCCATACTGGCGTTAAACTCTTTTTCTGCATTAACATTATCGCCATCTTTTAAGGCTTTAATTATATTTTCTACTGACATTATATTTCCTCGCTTTATTAATTTTATTTTTCAATCCTGTTTATATATTTATAAAAAATAAGTACTCAGTAATTAAAATTCTTCTTCACTACCATGAGCTCCGGCTTTTGTTTCAGCCTCTATTTGTGCTTCCATGTCTTTCATATCCTCTTCGGACATTCTTAAAACATTTTTTGCAACCCACTCATGTGATAGGTATTTACCTACATGGTCTTGTACACTTGCTAAGAGGTCAAATCTTTCTCTTACCATTTCGTTTTGTTTTAATTCTGAGAAATAGTTATCCTCTATAAAATCAAAACCAATCTTTTCTTTCCAACCAGCCCAATCATCGTTTGTGATAATACCCTTTAATAACAATTGTGTTTTAAGCAATTGCATAAATAAATCGCCAAATCTTTTTCTTAGTCTATCAATGAATTTTTTAAATTTAACTTCATCTCTAGAGATTTCGGTACTTCTACCTAAGGTAAATTGTGCCTCTTGTTCTAATCTATTAACCGGTACATTTAATGATTTATATAATTTCTTTTGGAAATACATAATATCATCTATCTGGCCTAAATTCTCACCACCTGGTAGTGTGGTAATCTCGGTCCCCCTCCCGCCTTCCCTACGCGGCAGGAAGAAGTCCTCGAGCATACTCATATGCTTTTTATCGTCTTTGATATCACCAGTCTTAGCATCATATACCAATTTGTTTCTATATTGATTCATAATACCTCTTAAGTATTCTTCTGCTTTACCTTTTGGTAAGTTACCAACATCAATATAGAATATTCTTCGTTCTGGAGCTCTGGAGATACGATATATAACCACAGAGTCTTCCATCATTCTTAATTGATTAACAGGTTTTAAAGCCTTATGTAAATAGGATAATATCCTTTTACGCGATGGGTCCATTTGACCTGATGTGCAAAATGCAATAGCATCAGGATATATTTTTATCCCTTGGTCCGCAACATTTAATCTTTCATCTTGGTAAACAAAATATTCATCTACCTTTTTAATTATTTTTGCACCAGTAGTTGGGTCAACATCATGCTCGACTTCCTTAACCTTCTTTAATTTGGCGGGGTCGACATAATTAAGTTGTTTAATACCTAACTTTGGTTTGTCTGAATCAATAATAATATGATATGGTAACCTTCCGTCAACATACCATTTTCTAAATATTTCATGACCATTCGCATGAAAGTTTAAAAGTTTTAATATTATATCAAACTCATTTTGTATACTTTCTTTTATCTTGTCTGATATTTCTAAATCATCTAGTACAAGATTTACTGGTGCCTCATTAGTGTCACCAACAATCGCTTCATTAATAATATCTTCAATTGCAGCATCACATTCGGGCTGTGAAGATATATCTCTGTATTTCATTATTAAATCAATATCGGTCTTGGCCTTATCGCCTTCCATATCGATAAATGCACCAAAATGTCCACCAGCCTGGATAACGCCTGCGCCATCTTCATCACCGGTCTTTGGTACAAACGAAGGTCTTAAAGGTTCCTTCCCTTTCCTATTGATTTCAAAACCAAAAAATTCTGCCATATTTCACCTCATATTATCGGAGGGGAACTAGGTTCCCCACCTTTAATACTATTTATATACCTACGAAGTAGTGTCTGATTCCCAGTATTGAACCTGGAATTCCATTGTGAACTCTTCTATAGTGTTTTCGGAATCATAACTGACTTCAATCTCAGACATATTTGTAGGGAAAATTCCTCTAAAATTATATGTCTTAGTAACTTCTCCAGCCTTATTCAATTGTTCAACAATTGCGTCTGACTGATAATCACTTGGATTTGAAAGTCCTGTGTTTGCGTTATGACTATTAATGCCGTTCATCCATCTTTCCATAGAGTTACGAACTTCAAAACCGACATCATTTATAACAGTTATTGACCATGGGTCAAATGTTCTGTCACCTGCTATCTGTAATTGTCTACCTCGGAATAAAACCGGAATAGGTGCAATAACAGATGAAGGCATCTGTGCAGTTTTACACATAAATGATGTTAGTTCAACATCACCTTGCGCGTAACTTGGGAAGTTCAAAGTCACTTTGAACATGTTGGCACGAGCGCCACCGCCTACTAGTTTTGATTTAAAATCATCTACTCCTAAAATTGCCATGTTTTATCTCCTATGAACCTGCTATTTCTGAGAATTCAACCCCAGATCTAGTTGCTATGAAATTTAATGTAATGAAGTTGATTGACTTAGAAGGCTTAATAAATAAATCTGCCACAAATCTATTTGCGTCAATTACTTGACTGCTATTATTTGTGTTATCGCAGACCACTAAAAAGTCTGTAAGTCCTCGTCTTCCTTTTACATCTCTCAGGAAGGGCTCTACTAAATTTCTAAATTGAGCTCTTGTAAATTCATCATTGAATTCAAATAGTTGTGCTTCTGCAGCAGTACTAATTGCCTTCTCTAATGTTATGAATAATCTCCTTACATTGATTCTATCAAATGCTGAAGGTCTACTTAATAAAGTTTTGTCACCAAATAATATTGTACCTTGTCCAGGTAATGATACTATTGGATTTACACGAGCTTTATAAAGTGTATCTCTATCTGCTTTTGTAGGATTAAATGCAAGTTTTGTTACTCCTAATAATTGTCCTCTGTTTACACCTGCTGGTGAGAACCATGAGTCTGCCACATTGTCTGTGTTAGCACATAATCCTGCCATATGACCTGAAGCTCCTATAAATCTGTATACATCGTTATGTTTGTCGTATACATATAGTGCTGTTGAATCACAAGAAGCGTAAGAAGTAGATGTTAATCCGTCTGCAAATGTTTTCACATCTGCTGCTGGAGAAGCAGCTCCTACTGTATCTTCTAAAGGCGGTGATACAAATGCCATACAATCTTTACGCGTTTTCGCAATAGCTATTAATTTTTCTGCAATTACTTCCGCGCCGTTGGCGTCAGGAGTTGCAAAAAGTAAATTAACATCTACTGTGTTTGAATCTGCTAATAGATCGTATGCAGATGATACCTCTCCAGTTGTTGGAGCGTTATCGTCTGTTCCACCACCGAGACTGCTCTCGATTGCCGCTGAGTTTGTAGTAAATGAAGTGTTAGCTGCTACAGTTTCACCAGCATCTGATAATGAAGTATCGTGTTTTAACCACCATATCCATTGAGATTGTGCATTAATTACATCTTTATAGAACAATGAAGTTCCTGATGAATCTTTTGCATCTACTGCTTGTGATAAGAAACCAAAAGTTTCCAATACTGTACCAGGTGTTCCTGAAATCGCGCCATCTTCATCTATAATTGCAATATGTAATTCATCATTAGCTGATGTTTTACCTAAACCTGCTGCATAGTCAGATGTTGTTGGTGCGGAATCGAAATTAGCTGCATAAGTCCAGCCTGCAAAGGAAGTGATTCCTTGTGAGACCATTGAGACTTTTAAGCTATTTCCTAAAACTCCTGGATATTTAGCTACCCAATTACCTACGCTCAACGAATTAGTGGAAAAGTTATTGGTGTAGTCATCTTCATTTTTAATGAGTTGTCCTGTACTTCCATCTGCGGTAGCATTTTTGTTACCGGTTGAAGCACGAACTACTTTCAGTGCGTTTCCATACTTTAAGAATGACGCAGCTACGAAAAAGTGTTTTGAAGTATTGTTGTCTGGCTGACCAAATGTTTCTACTAGGTTCTCTTCAGAACTTACAGAAATTACTTTGT